TATTTACCTGAGAAAGATATAAAATGGTTAGAAGACCTTTTACTATCAGCAAACTTTCCTTATTACTATCAAAGTAGTATTACAAAGAATGATAGTGAGTTTATGTTATCACATAGTCTTATTACAGGATCCTATAGCAATAGTGATTGGGCAGAACCTATTGTATCTAAATTAATGGAAAAGATTCCACATGAACAAATTATCCGTGCTAAAGTTAACTTTTATCCTAGAACACATGAAATAGTAAAACATAACTTTCATACAGATAGAGATAACTTTCCAGTTAAAGCGGCATTATTTTATGTTAATAATAATGACGGATATACAAGTTTTGAAGATGATGGTTTTATATCATCTATCAGAAATAGAATGTTGCTTTTCAACGGAAAAGAAAGGCATAGAAGCACCACATGTACGAATGCTAATGCCAGAATAAACATTAATATTAATTATAATTAAGCTTGACTATTTGAAAGGAGTATGATATAATGGAACAAATAATGAAAAAAGCACAAGAACAAATGATAACAAATGAAGATTATCTTACAATGGTTAAGATAATACAAGCAACACTTCAAAGAGGTGCAATTAAACCTGAAGAAATGACAGCAGTAGGTCAATTGTATGAGAAGTTAAAATTTCATTTGCTTAAAGTAGAAAACGAACAAAAGGAGAAAACAGATGGCGGACTTTCTAAAACAAATAATTAAAGAAACTGGCAATGAATATGCGAGTGTAGTAAGTGAAGGTGTTGAAGCAGGTGATGTAGATAGTTTCATAGACACAGGTTCGTATATGTTTAATGCCTTACTATCAGGTAGTATTAATGGTGGTTTACCAAGTAATAAAATTACGGCGATTGCAGGTGAAAGTGCAACAGGTAAAACTTTCTTTGTACTAGGTATGGTAAAAGAATTTTTACAGAATAATAAAAATGCAGGTGTAATTTACTTTGAAAGTGAAAGTGCATTAACAAAAAAACTTATTGAAGATAGAGGTATTGATAGTGAACGCATGGTAATTATGCCTGTAACTACAGTACAAGAGTTTAGACATCAAGCATTAACAGTATTAGAAAAATACAATGAACAAGATGAAGCAGATAGACAACCATTGTTGTTAGTATTAGATAGTCTTGGTATGTTGTCAACAACAAAAGAAGTAGAAGACACAGCAGAGGGTAAAGAAACTAGAGATATGACTAGAGCACAAATACTTAAAGCTGCGTTTAGAGTATTAACATTAAAACTAGGTAGAACAAAAGTACCTATGATTATTACTAATCATACATATGACGTAGTTGGTGCATATATGCCAATGAAAGAAATGGGTGGCGGTTCAGGTTTGAAATATGCTGCTAGTACAATTGTATATCTATCTAAGAAAAAAGAAAAAGAAGGTACAGATGTAGTTGGTAATATCATACATTGTAAAACTCAAAAGTCCAGATTGTCAAAAGAAAACATGATGGTTGATGTAAGATTAAGATACGATACTGGTTTAGATAAACACTATGGTTTGGTTGACTTAGCAGTTAAACATGGCATATTCAAACAAGTATCTACAAGAATAGAACTACCAGACGGTACTAAACAATATGCGAAAAGCATATATGCTGATCCAGAAAAATATTTTACTAAAGATGTAATGAAACAATTAGACGAAGCTGCAGACAAAGAATATAGTTATGGAAACTCCTAATTATACATACATGGAAAATCCTAAAAGTGACCTTACAGGTTTTAGGATTACTGATGGTGTGTATAAAGACGTTGTTTATACTTATGGCAAAGTCCAACCTGTTGAAGAAAACGATAAGTTGAGATTAAAGTTTGAATATAACGTTGTAGAGAATCCAAGTGGTGTAGAAACGGAAGATAAAAATTTCATTAATGTCATTGGTGACATATTAACAATAGAGGTAGAAAAAGATGGTAACAGCAGAGAGAATAGAACGGACAGCGCTCAAAAATCTAATACATAACGAAGTATATACAAGAAAGGTATTACCTTTTATTAGACCAGAATACTTTGAAGACCGTAATGAGCGTATTGTTTTTTCTCAAATATTAAAGTTTGTTGAACAATACAACAAACAACCTACAAAAGAAACTCTACAAATAGATATTGGTAAACGTAAAGACTTAAACGAAAAAGAACACCAATCTATTGTAGATTTAATCTCTACACTTAATAAAGAAGACATTGACATTGATTGGTTAACAAATACTACAGAAAAGTTTTGTAAAGACCGTGCCATTCATAACGCAGTTATGGAAGGTATTCATATCTTAGATGGTAAGAATAAAAATCAAACACCAGAAGCAATACCCGAAATAATGAAAGACGCCCTTTCTGTGTCGTTTGATAAAAATGTTGGGCATGATTACTTGTCTGATATAGAAAAAAGATTTGATTATTACCATAAGAAAGAAAACAGAATACCTTTTGATTTAGATTTCTTTAACAAAGTTACAAAAGGTGGTTTACCAAATAAAACACTTAATGTTGCTCTTGCAGGTACGGGTGTTGGTAAAACTTTATTCATGTGTCATCAAGCTGCCGCTGCCTTATCTGATAATAAGAATGTATTGTATATCACAATGGAAATGGCAGAGGAAAGAATTGCTGAAAGAATAGACGCTAACTTATTAAATGTGTCTATGGAAGATTTACATATGTTAAATAAGAAAATGTTTAACGACAAGATTGTACAATTACAAGGCAAAACAACAGGTACAGTTATCATCAAAGAATATCCAACTGCTAGTGCAGGTGCAAATCATTATCGTGCATTAGTAAATGAATTGGCATTAAAGAAAAGTTTTAAACCAGATATTATATTCATAGACTATATTAATATTTGTGCTTCAAGTAGATTTAAAGCAGGCAGTAATGTAAACAGTTATACTTACATTAAAGCAATCGCTGAAGAATTAAGAGGATTGGCAGTAGAATTAAATGTGCCAATTGTAACGGCAACACAAACCACAAGAACTGGTTTTGTATCCACAGATGTAGGTTTAGAAGACACGTCTGAAAGTTTTGGTTTACCAGCAACAGCAGACTTTATGTTTGCGTTGATTAGTAGTGAAGAATTAGAAAAGGCAGGTCAAATGCTTGTCAAACAATTAAAGAACAGATATAACGATCCAACAATGAATAGAAAGTTTATTATTGGCGTTGATAGAAGTAGAATGAAATTGTTTGATATAGAACAAGCGGCACAAAATCTAATACAACCAGAGCAGAAGGAGAAATATGTCCAACACAACCCTACGAAGGAAGAAACACCGGAACAAAAATATAAAAAGTTCCAAGACTTCCAATACTAGTTATCACTTAGAAGTTAAATCTAAGAAGAAAGGTAACAAGATAGTATTTGAAGTATGGCAAACTGATAGAAACGGTAATATAGGCAGAATACAAACCTTTGCCTTTCGTAAAGACGCCAAACATCTAGCAGACTTTCACAATGAAAAACAACCTTGGAAAGTAAATGGTGGTCTTCCTAAGTTTTTCTACGACTAAATAGTAACATAACTATTATGGAGGCATTGATAAAATGTTAAGTTTTAATACATACTCAAACTTATCTGAAGCACGAAGTCGTGGTGAAGAAATGGAAGAACTGATTATTGCAGCTGTCAACAATCAGAAAGAACCTAAATCTAAGTTTGGTATACCTACAGGCGCAGGTAAAAATGTTGCCAAATTTCTCAAAGCAAAAGGTATTAGAGGTAAAGGACAAGTCCTTGGTGCAGATACTATTAATGTAACACCAGAATGGACTAGTTATTGGCCGGGTGGTTCAGTACCAGGTTCTACTAAAACACCTAAAACAGACTTCACAATAGGAAATAATAAAATCTCCCTTAAATCAGGTAGTGCTGCTCAGTTAATGAGTGGTGGTCGTAATGAGAGTATTGCAACTTTCTATACAGCATTAAAGAGTGTAGAAGGTATGCAGAAAAAAGTTGTTAACAAATTAACAGATATGTTTGAAGGATTGGCACCTGCTTCAGTTGCAGGTAGTGAATTGGGAAAAGAAATTAAAAAAGGTAAAGATAAGGCAGTTATGAAAGCAAACGCTGCTCATAAAGAATTAATGGGTGAACTCAAAGCTATCTTTGCAAAGAACAAAGTCTTTTCAAATGCTTTTGCTTATGAAGCAATGTCTGGTGATACCAAGTTTGGTAAAAAATCTCCAGGTAGTTGTACTCATTTTCTTACAGTATCATTTGATGGTAAGAAAGCACATTTAAAAAAAGTAAGTGATAAAGCATATGTACAGAAAATTGCTGACCAAATGAAAGTGTCAGTAAGGTTTAAATCATCATCACAAAAAGTTGGTGGTAAAAAGACAGGCAAATACAAGTATTGGTCTGCCGTAGGGTTAATAGTTGACAAACTGGAAGAAGAAATGAGACCTATTGAGGGACAATTATTACACGAAGGTGTATTAGATAAACTCAAAGATATCTATGGAAAAGTAAAAGACTTTATAGTTAACTTATTCAAAAAGATAATGGAATATATTTCAAAAGGTTTTAATAATCTAATTGATTTTTTAGATTTAGAACCACAAGTAGATGTTGACCCAACGGTAAGAACAGATGTATAACGATTTATTAGTAGAAGATAAAAACACACACCTAGAACATTTAGAAGATGATATCATCAATAATGGTTATGCAGGTGGAGAAAATGCAGTAAACTTTCTTAAAGCAACAGCAGACTTATTATCAGGTAATTCAACTAAGAGTGTAAACGTAACTGTTAAATGGGACGGTGCACCAGCAATAGTTTGTGGACCTAGTCCAGAAAATGGCAAATTCTTTGTAGGTACAAAATCAGTATTCAACAAAACACCTAAAATAAATTATACAGTACAAGATATTAAAAACAATCACACAGGTGAAGTTGCAAATATTTTACAAGATTGTTTAAGATACCTTTCTACACTAGGTCTTAAAGAGATATTACAAGGTGACTTATTGTATAGACAAGGTACAGTAAAGAAAACAACTTACAAATCATCAAGTGGTAAATCTGAACAGATGTTATCCTTTCAACCTAATACTATTGTTTATATGGTACCAGAAGCGTCTGGTTTAGGTCGTAAAATTAATTCAAGTAAATTAGGTATTATATTCCACACAACTTATAAAGGGTCTAGTTTTGATAAGTTAAGTGCCAAGTTTGGTGCTAATGTATCAAAACTAAGAAGAAGTCCAAGTGTCTTCTTTGATGACGCAAGTTATAAAGATGTATCTGGTGTTGCCACAATGACAATTGGCGAAATGCAATCTTTTCAAAAGATATTAAACATGGCAGGTGGGTCATTAAAAAAATCAAAAGAATTATTAAACAAAATTAAAACTGAAACAAATACATTATCAGTAGGTGTACAATTAAAAACATATCTAAACAGTTTTATTAGAGCTGCAACTGATTTACCTAGTACAAAAGAAACAGCAAATAAATTTAGAAAGTTTTTTTTAGATAGAACACAAAAAGAAATTGATAGTAAGAAAACTGATAAAGGTAAAGAGAAATATATTATAGTGCAAAAAGAAGGACTTAAATTTATTGATAGTCAAAACGAAAAGATATACTTTGCATGTGCTACATATAAGACTTTACAGAAAGCAAAACAAGTTTTAATAGATAAGTTAAACAAAGCAAAATCAATAGGAACATATAAGACAACACCAAAAGGATTACAAGTAACTAATCCAGAAGGTTATGTTGCTGTTGACAAATCAGGCAAAGCAGTTAAGTTAGTTGATAGATTAGAGTTTAGTGTACAAAACTTTACTGCTGCTAAAAATTGGGATAAAAAATAATGGCTAAAAAAGGACTCTGGTATTATATGAACAAGAGACGAAAAGAGGGTAAACCTAAACGTAAACCAGGCGAAAAAGGTTATCCAGGTGCAGGTGCATTTGATAGAGCAAATAACGAAGACGCTCAAACTCTTGCTATGAAAGACAAAGACGCATACAAAAAAGATAATCTATTAGGCACACCTGAATTAACAAACAAATATAAAAAAGATACACCAGGACAAAAGGTGGAAGGTTTTAAAGAATTTATAATGAAATACTTAGAACAGGCACCTAATACTGCTGACGCAATGAAAAGACACAAAGCAGGTAAAGCAGGTTTTACAGATAAAGCACATTTGAAAGCAAAAGGTTTAATACCTCGTTCAGATGGAGAAAAAAGAAAGAGTGATAAGTACAAATAATGATTACGTTTAAAGAATTAAATAAAAGGATACCTAGAAAAAAAGGTCAACCTGCTAATTCTAAAAAACATAGTGACTTATATACAGACGAAAATCCTAAAGGTACAATACACGGTTTAGGATTTAAAGATGTTGCAACGGCAAAAAAGAGTGTTGCAAAGATTAAAGGTTCTGGTAAATCTCATGCTCATAAAATTCAGGCAGCGATTGCCATGGAACAAAGAGCAAAAGTTATGGGTAAGACTGCTGAAGCGGCAGTATATAGAAGTTTTATTAACGCAATGAAAAAGAAGACAAAGAAATGATACCATTTATTTTAAAAGAAGGTTTATATGACCCAGGTATATTCAAAGCATTTTTCCTTGCAGGTGGTCCTGGTTCAGGTAAAACATATGTTACAAATAAAGTAATGGGTGGTATGGGACTAAAGAATATTAATAGTGATAGAGCATTTGAAATAGGTTTAAAAAGGGCAGGTCTATCTTTAAAAATGCCTGAAGATGAGGCAAAGAAAAGAGACCCAATTAGATTGCGTGCCAAAGAATTGACAGGCAAAGCATTAGAGAATTACATACAAGGTCGTTTAGGTCTTGTTGTAGATAGTACAGGTAGAGATTATGAGAGTATAGCAAGACCAGTTTCATTATTAAAACAAATGGGATATGATTGCTATATGGTATTTGTGAATACGAGTTTAGAAGTTGCAATGGTAAGAAATACAGAAAGAGAAAGAACTGTACCACCTGAAATTGTAAAGAATAACTGGAATACTGTACAACAAAATATAGGTAAGTTTCAAAGACTATTTGGTCAACAGAAAATGATTATCATAGATAATAATAAGGCAGACGAAAAAATTATTACCAATGTATATAAACAAGTTGCCAAGTTTGTGAAAAAACCTGTAGATAATCATATTGCAAAGCAATGGATTAGAAAAGAAACAGATAAGAGAAAAAGATGAAGACATTAAAAGAATTACTAAGAAAGGAAGTTGGAAGAAAACAACCAGTTGTATTTGCATTTGGTCGTTTAAATCCACCTACTGTAGGTCATCAAAAACTAATTGATAAAGTAATTACTATGGCAAAACGAGTAAAAGGTTTGCCTGTTTTGTATGTTAGTGCTTCACAGGATAAAAATAAAAATCCTTTAACAGCAAAACAAAAACTAGATTATTTAAAGAAGATATATCCTCGTGGTATAAAATTAATGCCTGCTACAGGCAACGAAAGAACATTTATGGAAATATTAAAAAATAGATTTGATAAAAGATATACAGATGTTTATATGGTTGCAGGTAGTGATAGAGTATTAGAGTTTAAAAAACTAATTAAAAAATACAACGGTAAAGATTACAATTTTGATACCGTTAATGTAGTGAGTGCAGGTGAAAGAGATCCAGACGCTGAAGGTGTAACTGGTATGTCTGCTAGTAAAATGAGAGCGCTCGCAAAAGTAAACAATTATAAAGATTTTAGGAGTGGTCTAATGAAGAACACAAAGGAGAAAGACGCAATGAAACTATTTAAAGATTTGAAAAATCAAATGGGTGTAAGAGAAGATATGTTACCACCTAGTACAAGTAGTGAGAGTGACGAGTTAAATATTATTAGAGAAAATTATCATGCAGGTGACATATTCAATATTAATGAAACAGTTGAAAATTTAAAAGATGGTAGTATAGGTAAGATTATTAAAAGAGGACCTAACTACGTTCAATACGAAATGGAAGACGGTGGTGTTAAACGTGCATGGTTAGATGATATCGTTCCAACTGAGGATACGGTAAATGAAGAATTGGTTAATGAAAATATTGACCAAAAGAAATTAGTATTACAAAAGAATAGTGATAAACTAGTTTCATTTAAAAGTTTTGATGAAGAAATCAACGCAGCTTCTAATCAACAAGATGTAAATGTTGATGACGAAGATAAAGCAAGAGAAGATAATGAGAAGAAAGATAAACAAAAGAATAAAGTAAAAACACCTGGACAACCAGATACGTTTGATAGTTATACTGATACTCATGTTTCTGATGTACAAAAAAGTAATACTAGAAAGTTTAGTCAAGTAACACCAGGACAAGATAGAGACTATGAGAAGTTAGTGGCAAAAAGAATGTTCACTAAGTTTGAAGGTGTTGATAGAGTTGCACAGGATCCAGATATCAAAAAGAAAGATGGTACACAACCTAAGAAATACTATTCTGGTTTAAAGAAATCAACTAAATCTGCTAGAGACGCACACTTTAAAAAAGGTGCAAAAATGGATGACGATAATCCAGCGGCATATAAACCGGCACCTGGTGATACTAAAGGTAAAACTAAACCTAGCACACATACACAAAAATTTAAAAAGATGTTTGGTGAAGTTGATGAAGAAGTATTATCTGCTAATGATATTAGAGATTGGTCATTATTACCAGAAACTATTGATATGTTTAAAGACAAATATCAAACTGACTGGAAAATTGAATTAGACAATACAATTGCAGAAATGATGAAAGATATTGAGATAGATGAAACTGCTACAGCAGCGATTAAGAATAAAGCAGATAAATCTGGTATGCCGGCAGGTGTATTAAGAAAAGTATATAATCGTGGAGTTGCTGCCTGGAGAACAGGACATAGACCAGGAACTACACCACAACAATGGGGTCTTGCAAGAGTTAATTCATTTGTTACTAAATCAAGTGGCACATGGGGTAAAGCAGACGCTGACTTGGCGAAACAAGTCAGAGGAAGTTAATGACATTTGTATTTAAACACCCTAGTAAATATAAGAAAGTAAAGGAAGAAACAATGGTAAAATCATTTAAAGAAGTAGAGGAGATTGACGCTATCTGTGAGCAACAATACCAAGATTTGCCTTTAGAAGAAGCAGAATATCAAGGTAAGAAAGTTACACTTAACGATCCAATTCGTGGTGGTTCAAAGAAATTTTATGTATATGTTAAAGACGGTGACAAAGTAAAAAAAGTTTCTTTTGGTGATACGACAGGTTTAAGTATTAAACGTGACGATCCGGCAAGGCGTAAATCTTTTAGAGCAAGACATAACTGTGACCAGAAGAAAGATAAGACAACGGCTGGTTATTGGTCATGTTATCAATGGCGTGCAGGCGCTAAGGTTAATAATTAGTATAAATAGTAAAGTTATGACAAGATACACAAAAACAATGGCGGAAGCCTACAAAGAAGTTACTGAGGATCCAGTTGCAAAAGCACAGGATAAACTAGACGCAACAAAGAAAATTGCGGCTTTAAAAAAACAAATAGATGATATTAAAGCACAACAAAAATCAAGTGCTGGTCAATCAGAAGCAGTTGATAGTGATGATACTGGTGGTGCTGCTGAAGTAGATATGATAAAGAACCAAGTAAATCAAATGCGACACTTCTTAGACGGTATTGAAAGTATGATTGCTAAAGATGGTGATGTAGAAGAATGGGTACAAAGTAAGATTACTAAGGCAACTGATTATCTCAAAACGGCATACTCATATAAAACAGGTGAGAAAAATGAAGAAGTTAACGAAATCGCACCGGCAATAGCAGGTCTTGCTAGAGCGGCAGCAACAGGTGCCGGCATGGCGATAGCAAACAAAGCTATGAACGCAAGTAAGAAAAAGATAAAAGAAAAAATGGATCCTAGAGAACATGTTGCTAAGAGTAAAAAGAATCCAGATATGTATTGTGTATTTGATAAAGATGGTAATGAAGTTAAATTATTCAAAGATAAAAAAGACGCTGAAGAATATGCCATTAAAAACCATGACAAGTTAATGGAAAATATGATATTAGAATTTACAGATGCTCAAATAAAGAGACTGAAAAAAGAATACGAACCACTACGAGGTAAAGAAACTGGAATAAATCCAGAGAAGTTTAAAAAACTTCGTGTTATGTTAAGTAGAATGACTAAAGATATGTTGTTGAAATTAGTTAAGGCAGATTTGCCTATAATTACATCAGCTGCGAAAGCAAGATTAGTTGTTCATCATGGAATGAAGTGGTCACAATTACCAGAAGAACTGGTAGCGTATATTGATTTAGAACAATTAGACGAAGCTAAATCTAAGTTTAAAAGTGTAGAACCAAAAGTAATTGATAGAGTTGAAAAAATGATGAGAGGTAGTAGAGACGAAAAGAACTCTATTGCTAATCTATTAAATTACTTAATGCCACCTGAAGTTGTTGATATGATTAGGTACAAACTAAAAATAACACAACCAAGAGGCAAAATTAAATTTTAAAGGGAGACTAAAATGTCAAAAGATAAAAATGGAACTGTGGGTTGGAACTCTAGTTACTTTGGCGAAGCAAAACCAGGGTCATTAGCACATACAATCGCAGATATAACAAATAAACAAAACGACTTAGTTGGTGGTAAACCAGAAGTCGCAGACAGTCAAGCAGTACAAGCTGCAAAAGCAAAAGAAGAATTAGCACAAGAGGGTAAATTACCACCTGCTCTTCAAAAAGCAATTGACGCTAAAAAAGAGAAAAAAGAAGACGAAGATATGGCACAGAAAGAACCTAAGTCTAAAGACAAAGGTCCTGTCAAAGTACATGGTGAAAAAAACGAAGATGTTAATGCTGAGATTGAAGCTGCTAAACAAGGTAAAGTAAAATCACTAGTAGATACTATTATTGATATGTACAAAACTAATGAAGAAGGTAACGCATTTGGTAAGGCACTACAAGCTGCTAAAGAAAAAGGCGAGACTGAATTTGTAGTATCTGGTAAGAAATTTAATGTAGAAGCAGAATTAGATAAAGTAAATCAAACTGCTGTAAAGAAAAAATTTGACGATAGAAAAGACAAAGACATTGATAACGATGGCGATGTTGATAGTTCAGATAAATTTCTTCACAAAAGAAGAAAAGCAATATCTAAAGCAGTAAGTAAGTAATATGAAATACTCCGCATTTAAGGCGGAGACTTTAAACCTACACCTAGTTCAGGAACAGGACAGTCTCCCAACTATATACTGTGACATGGACGGTGTACTTTGTGATTTTGTTGCAGGCATTGATAAGATGTTTACGCTTAAATCTAAAGATCCATCTATGCCTGGACCAATGCAAACCAATGGTTACTCAGATACAGACGATTGGTTAAAAGCGCCAATGAGTTCTACAAAATGGCAACCTATACATAACTACCCTATGTTTTGGCCGACATTACCGTGGATGAAAGACGGTCTAAAGTTATGGTCATACATAAGCAAGTTTAAACCACATATTTTATCAGCATATACACCACACGATAAGAACAGTATTAAAGGTAAAAGACTGTGGATACAAAGGAATTTAAGACTTACTGACCAAAGTAGAATACACTTGGTCAGACGTAAAGAAAAGAAACTTTACGCTAATGGTAATGTACTAATTGATGATTATGGTAGAAATGTGAAAGAATGGAAATCAAACAAAGGTATCCCAGTTAAGCATAAATCAACTGCTGAAACGATTTCTCAGTTGAGAAAACTAGGATATGTATAAATAGTAACAAGTTATAACTAAACAAAACTTAATTAAGGAGAATTAATATGGGACTATGGGGAAAATCTACTTCCGCAGATAGTAGACCAAAGTTTCTGAAAGGTGACGGCGCTGAAGGTGCAGGGGGCAAACAAGAAGACGCTCTAGCAACTACAAGAGGCTGGGAACTAAAAGCAGGAACAGCGGCAAGCGGAAACGACAACGCTAGTGCTGATAGTGAAGTTTTAGTCGCAATAGGCGGATTGTCAGCGGCTCTTGGAGCAGCTAACTTAATGTCTGTTGATTGGACTGACGGAACTTACGCACACGCAGGTGCAACTGACTTTGATATCGTATTTACATATGATGAAGCAGTCACAGTAACATCAGCGGCAGCAACAGCAAACAATACAGTATCAAATAAAATACATACATCAATGCATATATTAGGTCCAACTGATATGGCAAAAGACGCTGATATGAAAATGCAATATCACTCAGGTAGTGGAACTAACAAAATTACATTCAGAGGTCTTCT